GCAGCCAAGTGGTTACGTGATGCAGGCTTTGATTTACGAACAGAAGACAAGCAAGGCGAACAATTTGGGTTTTCTATAGCTAACGATCAAATCAAAGGACACATAGATGGTGTGGTTTGTGATGGTCCTGTGCCTATGTCGTATCCCTCTTTGTGGGAGTGTAAGTCGGCAAATGATAAAAAGTTTCAAGCTTTTGTTCGCATGGGCGTTGCAAAAGCAAATTCAACATATGCAACTCAAATCGCTCTTTACCAAGCATACATGGAGTTAGATAAAAACCCTGCTTTGTTCACAGTGGTTAATAAAAACACATCTGAAATTTACTATGAATTAGTTCCGTACAACAGGCAGTTAGCTCAAGAAGCAAGTGACCGCGCAGTAAATATCTTGACCGCTGCAAAAGCAGGTGACATTCTACCACGCATCTCACAAAGTAAAGACTTTTTTCTTTGTAAGTTTTGTGAGTTTAGAGAGACCTGTTGGGGAGAGTAAATGTGAGGTGCAACCCGTCTAAAAGCGCACCCCACATCTAGTGTAAGGGACTCAAGTAAGGACAAGATAATGAATATTTTACATTTTGGCAAGACATCAAAAGAGGTAGCGGAACGTATTAGCAATGAAGTTCCAAGACATGTTCAACTACAAGCGTTAGTCGATACTTACCCAAATGGCATGAAGCGCGGTGGTTATTTTATGATAGGCTCTTTGGCAGGAGAAAAAGGTCAATCTTTAAAAATTAATATTGATATGAACAGTCAGTTTTTTTTAAAAGGCAAAGATTTTGAGTCTGGTGATGGTGTCGGAGGTATTAGTAAAATATTAAAAGANGGCCGTGGCTGGACCATNTCNGAAACAGCAGAATACTTTTCAGACTATCTCCCTAGAAACTTTACAGCACCACCAGAGAATGTTGTAAAATTAAATAAGCCTGAAAACTTTCAGATAACAAAAGGTACAAATGGATTTCATCAACCCGAACAAAAGCCTGTAAAATTAAATATCGGGCCAAACACGCCTTTTGAAGAAGAGTACGATTATACTGACGAGCATGGGCAGGTTCTCGTTACAGTGCGGAAATACTTTGAAAGGAATGAAGCTGGCGAAATTGTGAAGGATGGTATGGGAAAACCTAAAAAACAATTTCGCCAGTTTATAAATGGAAACCCCGGAATACCCGAAACAAGGCCCCTATACAACATACCAAATATAGTTGAGGCAGACAAGGTAATTTGGGTTGAAGGAGAAAAATGTGCAGATGCATTAACAAGTTTAGGATATATTGCAACTTGCACTATAGGTGGCGCTGGGATGCTATCAGAAAAAAGTGCATCTAAGTTTGATTTCACTCCCTTACGCAATAAAGAAGTAATTTTATGGCCTGACAACGATGAGGCTGGAAAAAAGCTTGCAAAAATTGTTGAAGCACAAGCAATAAATGCAGGTGCAAAATCCACTCTCATTCTTCAAATACCATCGGATAAATCTGAAAAATGGGATGCAGCAGATGCTGTTAGTGAAGATTTTAATGTCGGTAAATTTATTAAAAGCCACGAAAGCAAAACCAAAAAACGCATCTCATTACTTGATGACAGTTTGCTAATAGACAAATACTTTGTTGGGACCGCTCCAGAGCAAAAGTTTCTTATCGGAGACACAATACCTCTTGGTGTGCCAGTGGTGTTTGCCGCAGCAGGNGATAGTGGTAAAGGCATGATGACGCTTGACTTGGCAATGAAAGTTGCGTCTGGTCAATCAATGGCAACCGCATTCGGTGGTCTTATTGCAGAACACGGTGACGCNATTATTATTACCGCAGAAGATGATAAAGATGAAATGCATCGCCGTATCTCTCGACTTGATCCAAGAAGATACAGAGAAACATACGATCATCAATTACGCATCTTACCGCTACCAAACTTAGGTGGCGTCTGGCCTATTATGAAAAAATCAGACAATGANTATTTAGTTGGTGATGAATTTTCGCGCATCTANGATCAAATGTTGGAAATGAATAACCTTAAACTNATTGTNATTGATCCNCTCGCATCTTTTGTTCATGCAGATGTAAATTCTGATCCAGCGGCAGGAGCAGCCTTTATGGGGCTTCTTTCGCAAATAGCTACAGAAACAGGNGCTACTGTCATGGTAAACCACCACATGGCAAAAATTGATGCTAAAGATCCAATATCAACACCAGAGGAGGCACGTAATAAAATTAGAGGAACGTCTGCTATCGTTGATGGTGTGCGCTCTGCATTCGCAATATGGCAAGTAGATGACAATACAGCAAAACAACGCTGCAAAGATTTAAACGTATCATACACACGAAACTCTGTATTTGATGGGGGCATTGTTAAGTCTAACGGTCCTGCTAATCGGGAAATAAGACACTTCATTCGTAATCCAGATACAGGATTGCTCGAAGATCGCAGTGTAGATATTCAATCTATTGCCATGTCAACAGCCGTTAGAGATAGATTAGATCATGTTGTTCAATACGTTCGTATGCGTGAAGCACAAGGTTTGGCAGTTACGATTGATGGAACGCATGACGGTGTTTGGAATACAGCTATGGGACTAGAACCAACTGAGCCATGTATTATAGCTATTCAATCTGTAAAAACAACTACGATTAAAAATACAATTACAATGGCTATGCAACAAGGACGTATTGATAAATACAGGCTTACCCCAAGCGGACCACTAAAATATCTTGGAGTCTCAAATGGACCTCTATCAAACGGAACATATGAACCCGTTACCGGGCGTGATAACGTATAATCCGATAAATTGTTCGGGTTATAATAGTTGTTAACAGTTTTATTTTTACTTGACTGCTGTGGGAATATTTGGTATAAATCCCATGCGACAGGGTTTTTTCCTCCGAGATGCTACCCGAATTGACACTTTGATGGGCGGTGGAGATCGCAAAGCCCATCGTTTTAGCAAAAAGGAGATCAGTATGATTCATGTTTTTGAAGATCGCGCTCCTACCCTCGAAGAAGCGCAAGAAATTGTGGGTGGACTTGTGGAACTCGTACACTCACCCGAACATCAGGATTGGCAAATCCTTGTCAATGAAGAGGGCCTGTTAAACGGGCTACCGTTCAATGATGAAGCTACGAAAATCTGCGGAACTGGTATTGTCGGACCCGCTATTGTTTTGAAAGGAGAAGCTCGGTGGACGTAGATGCCACTATAATAAAAGAAAGAATAGAGCGGAGGATATCTTGGATTAAGCACGATGCCTCCGCTCGTAGAGATTATATGGCTGTGCAAGAGATGGAAGAATTAGAACATTTATTTAGAATGTTCTTAAGAAAAGTAGAAATTAAAGATGGCAAGTAGATGGTCAGCCGCGCAAAAAGAAATGCAAGGCTTTAAAAGAAAACTTGCTTATGGCAACATGAAGGTATCACTTTCAACCCCTCCTTGGGAAAAAAAGATGAATCTCATTGAATTACAAGAAGAAGGCCAAATACAAAAACGTTTAGAAGCAAATCAATGCCCCAAATGTGACATACCATTAAAAAAAATAAAAGAAAATCAAAGACAATGCACAGCGTGTAAACTTATTATCGAAGATTAAAATCAACGCATATAAGGCGATTGATTTCCAAATCCACCAAATTGATTCATGCCACGGTTTTGAACGCCCATCTGTTGAGGTTGATACATGTTCGGCATACCGCCGTACCCACCGTATCCACTTCCCATCTGTTGAAACTGATTATACCCGCCATATTGTGGTTGACGCTGCATCGGCATCTGCTGAAACCGCATACCGCCGCCATAACCCGAATAAAAGTTCGGCTGCTGCATAGGTTGTGGCTGATTAAAACCAAAAGCACCAAATCCGCGCATTGGCTGCTGCATTGGTTGACGCATCGGGAATCCACCAAACATACCCATACCCGCTGGACGCGCCATGCCCAAACCCATGCCCATCATCGGGCGGCGTTGTTGCATTTGATTTTCTAACTGCTGAATACGAAAGTCTTTAAACGCACCAGTGCCTTGAAAAGCCTGCTGTAACTCTTGTAATTTAGTGCGCTCGTCCTCAGTCGGGGCAAGACTTTGTTGATACTCTTGTAACGCTTGAAACTCTGCAATATCCGCAAATGGACTAACAGGCTGTTGACGTTGCATTACAGGAGGTTCTGCTACTGCTTGATTTGTAGAAGCATTTTGTTGAGCTTCTTGCTGCTTTCTTAAGGCATCAAATAAAGATCCTAGGCCAAAGTTTAATGGCTGACGTGTTCGGGTCGCTGGAACAATAGACTGAGCAAATGGGTTCATTCCTATCATCAAAGCACCTCAAATCAAAGTTATTCGGGTTATATCACTTTTTATTCAACATATCAACTCGGCGTTCGCCCATGTAAGCATCAACAACCATCAGCAAAAATAAAGGTAAATCATCCGGGTGCAAACCTAACCCGAATAAAAGTTCGCAAACTATATTTCTCGTGTTAGAAATCGAAACACGCTCTGGAAGTTTTTGGAGGAGATCCTCAACAATCTCCTCAATTTTCTCTGGAGTTAAAGAATTAGAATTTAGGCTCATAAATCACACCCCTGTCATCCAACGACTTAAAGTGCTCCAACTCCCTCGCAAGCTGGGTAAGGCGAACATCGCCCTCCCATTCAGCATCATCCACCTTGCGTTGTAGATTTTTCAGTTCCTCGCTCACTATCCATAGATCGTTTTCCATCAGCGTGTTCATCCTTCCATTCTACCATAATGCACTGCGGTTCGTAGTATTGATGTAACTTATTCTTCTTTGCAAAGTCTTCGCAAGCCTCTGGATTGCTAAAAGCAATAAATGCAATAAATGCCTTATCCATTCTCGGGCCTCACTCTCGGTCTAATCGGTTCACGGGAAACAAGATCAGTCGTATAACAACTCACCATCATATCGTTGCCATACAAATCATATAGCTGATTATACAAAGGCTCTATGACATCCCTGTTCATAGCCTCATAACAACGATCCTCAGTGTCATAAACAACCCGAACCTCCCAAGGCTCCCCTTGAATATGATACGTCATAATAAGCACGGTAAAAAACTCAATCATGTTCAATCCTCAACTTATCCATCCAATTCTGTAAAGTTTGATAGTTCTTCAAACCTAACAGCTTTGCAGCCTCACTTACATTCTTTGTTCGGGATAACGCCCTTAAAACATAATCACGTTTTATTTCGTTTATAGCAGCCTGAACGTCAAAATCTTCAGCCATAATATTCTCCTTTGCTAGATGTGTCCCATAATATCCCAATGCAATCAGGTGTCAATAAAAAAAATTATGTTCGGGAAAAGAAAAACCCCCAACCGTGAAGAATCGGGGGTGAGTTTAATTTATGAGGCAGATACTCATGTGAGCATCATACGAGCAGTAATAATTTATTAACATGGAGAGTCATTGGTGCGCAAGAAAAAATATCTTGATTTGTTCGGGAAACTAATGCAATATATGAATGTTCATTGCGAACTACTCCTTTTTTGAGTGATGTTGAAAACGGTGAGGAAATGGTTCACTCCTCGCCGTTTTTTATTATGCGTTAACCATCGGGGGAAACTCCCCCATAACAAGAATTGTTCGGGTTATATTAACGCTAACGGCGTTAGCGTTATTGCTAATCCTGCTAATCCTGCTAAAACTGGTCGAGTTATGCGCCTACTTGACAGCGAATAACCCGAACAAATTTTAAGATTTAATTAGGAGCAGGGGGGCTTCTACGGTGGTGGACTCGCTTACGGATACTATGCACAGCAGTGCCGCCTCACTCAAACGCCGCGCTTTCGCGCCCTACAACCCTTATCCCTGCTTTTAACCCGTCCTAATACGGGGGCTACTACCATCGGCCTTTTTTTTACGCTGCGACACGCTTCCATCATCGGTGACCTGCCCACCGACTAGGGGNGTAGCTANCCCCCCACGGCTCTCTTTTTCCTACGCTTAATCCAATAAGCAAACGCTTGATAACTATCAAAGCCTAACAGCTTTGCCGCTCTGGTTCTCTGGCCTCTACCCTCACCAACTTGGCGCAGAGCCTCCTCAATGTAGTCATCAACTAAAGCATCAATNGCAGCAAAGATATTCATATCNNTCCTAAACTCTGTCGGGACAACTTGTTCGGGTTCTAACTCAACAGCAGAACCATTAATGTTAATCGTGATTTGCATCTCTGCTCCAACTTATCATAAAGTTTTTACGGTTTCGATTTACCTGCCGATCCCGCATCCAACTCGAACAAGTAGCTAATAAATGAACAACTTGTTCGGGTTTAATAACAGCAACAACCTCACCGTCCTTTTCTCGCGTGATGTAAATTCCGTTTTCATCGGTAAACCAAAGAACACTCATTACCACCACCCCGCACTAACGCCAAAGATCCAAAAAAAACACATAACGCAAACAACTGCA